TCCGCAAATACACCGATCTGTTTCGCTCTTGATTTGAAGTTTCTAGTGTATACAACGTATTGTGTTGAGTTTGCCATGGTCTTTTCCTTTTTAGTAGATGGAAAAAGTGTATTAAACATACCTTGTAGCATATTGTTTCCTTTTCCTTGGTTTGTTAATTTACGATTCGCCGGAGTTTCAATCTCTGTTATCCTACGCATCAACAACAATTATATACTGAAACGTGTGAAAGGTCAACCGGCTAAGAAAAGCCAGTGTTCTTGCGACTAATTGTCCTTGACCTTGGGCACCTGGAACAGGTCTATGCCGTCCTTGATCAGATCATCCACCTGTTTCTTGGAGGGATTGCCATAGAACTCCAGATCACGTTTGCCTCGGTGTGCCTTCCTGGCCTCCCGGGCGAAGTTCTTGCCAACATTCTCGAAGTTCTGTTCCACGTGGTTCTGTATCTGCTTCAACAGTGTTCGGGCCTGTCCACCCATCACCATCTGGTCGCCCGCCATCTCCTTGACTCGGGCTTTACCACGTTTCCGGGCGTTGCTCTTCCGTGCCACCGCTGGTGCCATGATGTCCTTCCTGACCCGGGTGCTGTCGCACATGGGACACAACAACTGTCCCTGTGCCAGTTGGTTCTCGTAGTCCTCGTTGCTGGGGAACCAGCCCTCGAACTTGGCGCTACATTCACACTTCAGGGCGAACTTTATCATACTATCTCCAAACTTTCAAAATTTAATTCTTTGATCTTAACCAATTGGTTAAGATAATCAGTATCTCTAACTTTTCCTATAACCGGCCAACCCGTGTATCTTAGTATGGTGTCCATTCCGTGTCTATCAACGAATCCTGGGCATTTTTTGATCCACCATGCTCTGTAATGATCCTTATTGAACTGTAAGTGAGTGTCATCGCTAAGGCCAATCTTGAGCGCCGGCTTGATCCTGTCCTGGAAAGCGCAGGTTCTTTCAATCTGCTGATAGTCATTAAAGCGATAACACTGGAGTGGAGGATGTCCGACATATGGATTCTGTAATATGATGTCACCGAACTCAGGATTTATTTTGAATTTCTTGTCATAGGGCATCTCTTCGTAATCACCATTGAACCATTCAAACTGAAGGAAATTTCCTCGAGGGAATCCAGCGTCTTTCACTTCTATGGCATGCAGGCAATGGTGAATTTCGTGTATGAGTTGTTGATGTTCGCCTGGGATATTGTCAAAACTGTTTTCTTTCAGCAAACTGTTTTCAATGTCTTTATGGAAACGCACCGTGTGGCTTGGTTCGAAGTTTGCCATGTCCCAGTCCCATCCTAGGGTTTCTTTCACTTGCCAACACAGTTCTTTGAAATATTTCATGTCATATTTCAACAGATCTCGCCATATTGGTGCTTCTTTCTCTAGATTCCTGCGCAAGACTTCGAGGTATAACCTTGCAGTTTCGCTTTCTTCGAGATCAATAGCCAATGGATTGTGATTTTGGAAATGAAGAAGGATCATAGGCATAATAATATTTACATTATATACTTGACTTGGAATCGTGTCTACTATATAATCGAGGCATGGCATTACACAACACATCAGGGTACACACCAGGCGCGGCCAAGAAGACCTCTCAAGGCAGGAACAAGAGCAGGATCAAAAAGAGCTCTATGAACAAACACAAGAAGAGAAGTTACAAGGCTTATGCAGGGCAAGGAAAATAAGGTAGACCTCCAAGACGAGATAAGGATCTTGAGACTGCAACTGGGCAATCTCGAGGTGCAGATAGCGGACTACCAGCAGATAGTCAAAGAGCTGTCTGACAAGTTGCGGCTGTACGAGGAGATCAACGGCTCGGTGTTCCGACCCGCTAGGAAATAAAGTTAGTCAATCCAAAAATCACGGCATCCTTCCGCTTGCGGAATTTTATGTGTTCGTGGTCTATGATGAATACGTTCAACCTACCACCATACTTCTTCAACACGTCCTCGGCCTCAAGTGGCCTTATGGTGATGTGGTCCTCTTCTGGCAACGGACAACGGTAACCCCAGAACATGGGCCACCAGTGTAGGGGATTGATGGAATCGTAGAGTTCCTTCATCACTACAAGGAATATCAAGGGAGTGATGGTGAAGGGTTCAAGCCAGAGTGGGATGGCATCAAACGTCAGCCAGTCTATGAGATGTATCACGCCCGTCCATACCAACAGTATCGCTCCAAACACGCCCATCATGGGCCAGAACTCGTCCTCAAGATCTAGGTCCGGATCAGGATGTGAGTACATGCGACGTATCTGCTGTTGACTCAGTTTCATTTAAAGTATATAGTACAGCATATAAGTAAAAGTACACAATTTGTTGTAACGCTCCCAAGGAAGTTCACAACATCAACCCCAAAAATCGATAATATATGGAACTTGCTATATTAATGGCGGGTATTGTTTACGGCTTGATCATTGGCCTAATACCAGCCGCGGGAGCAACAACAGGTCTTATCACACTATTTGGATTCATGCCCTACTTCGTGGGAGATCCCTACCTGGGTGTGATATTCTGTGTGGCAGTTGTGGCATCCTCAACAACCGGTGATTCATTCAGTGGTGTACTACTAGGCATACCCGGAGCCAACTCTGCGGCCGCAACCATGGTTGACGGATTTCCCATGGCCAAGAACGGAGAGGCAACAAGAGCATTATCGGCCGCCATAACATCAAGTACTGCCAACGGATTAGTCTGGGGATCACTCACATTTTTATTCCTGCCTTGGTACACCAAAGTTGTGATGTACATGGGCATACCCGAATTGTGGGCACTGGTGCTGTTAGCATTTGTGACTGTTGGATTCGTTTCAACTAGAAAATATGTAAGAAGCACACTAGCCATAGTGTTAGGGGTGACAATAGGACTGGTAGGTGTTGATGTCAATAATGTTCCTCGCTTCACCCTGGGTTGGAGATATCTCGAGGACGGTGTACAGATATTACCTTTCGTGGCAGGACTGTTCGCCATACCTGAACTGTGGGATGGATGGTTCAACAGGAGAAAGACAACAACAATACGGGCGGAACACGGCAGTTGGCATGACCTTAGACAGGGAATGCAAGACACCCTTGTCTGTTGGAAGGACAGCATCAGAGGAGGTGCTATAGGTTCTTTCATTGGATTGTTACCAGGACTGGGTGGGGCAATGGCAGACTGGTTGGCATACGGTGCCACCGTGGCCGCAAACCCCAAAGAGAAGTTTGGTGTGGGCAACGTCAAAGGTGTGATTGGCGCCGAGGGGGCCAACAACGCACAGAAGGCCTCGTCATTCATTCCAACTGTGCTGTTTGGCATACCGGGTGCCAGTTTCGCCGCGATACTGATGGGACTTTTCTTATACCTGGGCATAGACCTGGGATCACCTGACACATTCCACGACGACAGATTGTTTGACAGCATGACATTTGCCTTCTTGCTGGGAACGATAATCACCGCCGTCATCTGTTATGGACTGGCATATTTCGCAGGGTGGGTCACACGTATTCCATACGTGTATTACTTCCCCTTCATCCTGGCTGTGATCATCTGGGCTACATTACAATACACCGGTGGTTGGGAGGACCTCGCGGTGCTCTTCGCATTCTCGATCTTGGGAGTGCTGTGTAAGAAATTCCAAGTCAGCAGGCCAGCACTGCTGATCGGATACCTGTTGAGTGACAGGATCTACAATCTCACTCACCAACTAACAACGCTCCATACGATGACGGATCTGATCACAAGACCGATCTTTATTACCATAATGATCTGTGTTATACTTCTATTGTATTGGGGCATAACAAAAAGGAGTCGAATAGACTATGCTTAAGAAAACGATAATGGCTTTGGTGTTAATGACAACCACTGCCTTGGCCGACTACAACTTGATCGTGCCACAGAAACCATCAGGTGGGACTTCAGTGTGGGCACAGATAGTTGTGGCCGAATGGGAGAAACACCTGGGTGAGAAGATCAATCTCATCTACAAACCGGGTGCCAGAGACCAACTGGGACCAAACGAGTTCCAAAACAAACTGAGGTTCGACGACCAGACCATACTGGTGTCACACGGTGGTAACGGTATATCATATCTCGTTGAGCCCGTGGACTACAACTACCTTGATTGGGAGTCAGTGGGACAGATGAATCTCAACATCATAGTGGGCGCCAGGAAGAACGCTGACGTGCTCAACGGACCTATACAGTTCCCGGCGGGCTCGGGCATGACGCCTGAGATAATGGCCATAGTGATGTTGCTCACAGGACCCAACGGAGATCCTGTTAGGACCTTCAACGAAAAGATAATCTGGGTCAAAGGCATGAGTGGATCCGAGAGGAGACTGGCGTTCATAAGGGGTGACCTCAACGCCACCCGAGAGAACCCGGCCGCGTATAAAAAATATGTGATACCAGGGATTGAAAAAGGAGATGCCTACACTTGGTTCCATCACGGACTCTTGAATGTGAAAACGGGTAAGCACGACAACGATCCAAACTTCACGGAGCCAACGTTTGAAGCTCTGTATGAAAAAACGCACGGAGTACCACCGAGTGGTGACTTCTATGACGCATACAAACTGGTCAAGAGCTGGAGGGACGCACTACAGAAGGCTTTCTGGGTGAACAAGGGCAATCCCAACAAGGCCAAACTTGTGGAAGCATTGAAACGGATGATCAATGATCCAGAGTCTGTGGCCGCCATCGAGAAGAAGGTGGGCCGCTACGAATGGAGGACGGGTGCGGAGGGTGACGCCGCAGTGAGGACGCTTAAATCGTTCATCACACCAGGTGCATTGAAAACACTCTCGGACTTTGGCAGTGAACAACTAGGCTACAACACGGTGTACAAGGAAGAGCTGACCAAGTGACATACATCCTGTTCACTGGAGCACCTGGATCTAAATGGAGCAGTGTGGTCAAGAACATCTACCGGAGTTCGGACATCGACCACACTGACTACTCCGAGGCCAGGACCTATTGGCACGATGCCGACACCCCTGGACGCAGACAGCTCATGCACACGGGGGCATACTGGGATCCGGGCATGGAGTTTGAAAACTCAAAAGAAAATTGGGACCGGCCATTCTCGGGCACCGGCCACAGGATCATCAAATCACACACGTTCGCACACCAACTGGACGAACTGAAGACGTTGGGACACCCCATCGTGCTGGTCCGCAGGAGCAACATAGAATGTTATGACTGGTGGAAACTGTGTGGAGAGTTCACGATCACATATCCCAACTACCAACACTTCGAGGACTTGGACCGTATGTGGACGCACATACAGGATGAGAACGCAGACATCACACGGTTCATACAGCAAAACCTAGACAGGATAACCTGTCCCGTGGACAACTTCGACCTGTGCCGGGTGCTGGGAATAAAAGAACCCGGACCCAGAGACAGCATACATACACACAACTACGCGAACAAGGATATCCGGGTATATGTCTACAAGTAATTGGGAAGAATCAAAAGCGAGGAGCGACTACCACTTCAACAAGTGGCACCGGGACACGGATTGCGTGGAGCACTTGGGCCGATTCACGGGAGGTTGGCAGACCGAGATACAGTCGGTGATCGATGACGCCAAACCACTGAACTGGGCCAACCGTAGGGATGGTACGGGCAGGGAGAACACCAACATCAACGTGGAGGCGGAAGAGAACGATCTCAAGAACGCGGGTGCCGATCCCAAGATGACAATATACAGGGGACTGGCGGACTTCACCAAGTGTCCCACGCTACAGAGGATGACGGAGTTCTTCGCACTGGAACCGGTGAAATCCAAACTGCACATACAGTTCACGGGCGAGGTGTTGAACATGCACATAGACAAACTTTACGACCTGGACGCTGACCCCAACAACGTGATGAGGATCATGGTCATGCTACAGGACTGGGAGCCTGGGCAGTTCATCATGTATGGCAACGAGCAGTTCGACAGATGGCGTGCGGGGGACATCCACAAGTTCGACTGGCGGAACATACCACATGCGACTGCCAACGCCAGCAACCGACCCAGGCCCATGTTGGTGGTGACGGGCGTGATGACCGACAGGACCAGACAGATACTGTCAACACCCATTAAGAAAAAGATATAGACACGGGCACACTATCAGTATAAAATAGTAGACACATGAACAAGAGGATATTCGCACAACTGCTGGCACACAGCCAAAACGACCTACACAAAATAACACAACCATATGTTATGGAGACTTTCGGTGTGGTGGTGAAGAGATGTGAAACCTTGGAAAAATACACACAGGTCATCGACGATGCCTGCCTACACAGATACTTCTCCAAGCATTGGGCGGCGGACATGAAGAAGTGGAAGTACTCGGGTATCGCGTTGATAGACGAAGTCAACAGTCTGAAACCACGTGCTGTACTGGACGTTGGTTGTGGGTACAACGAGTTCAAAGGTAAGATCAACAATCTCATTGGGATAGATCCCTACAACGATAGGGCAGACATAAGTGTCAGCACAATGGACTACAAGACTGATCAGAAGTTTGATGTGATACTGTGCCTTGGTTCAGTGAACTTTGGTAGCAGGGACAAGATCATAGCAGAGGTTGGTCGGTGTGTGAACCTATTAGCCGAAGGTGGCACCATGTTCTTCAGAGTCAATCCGGGCATACAGCACGACCGACCTGAGGCACAATGGATCGAGTTCTTTGCCTGGAACGTGCCATTCATCATAGAAGTAGCGGAGATGTTCAATCTACAGGTGCTAGACATCCGAGATGATACAAATTCACGCAAATACTTTGTTTATCGTAAAAAATCACAGTAGACTTTTGCTTTTATTATGCTACAATAAAGAGTAAATACCTTAGATATGCAGAAACACACACGAAGTCTATTAGAAGAACTCAGCTCGATGCCTCTGAAGAGAGACAAGGAAGAGGTAGTTGAAAGTCGAGCATCTCACATACTGGAATCAGCCATAAGGCTTATGAATTACATCAGAGAGAACTTCGACCAAGACACGGCATATAAATTAGAAAAACGATTCAATTCCGCACTTAAGAACATGGATGCCAGTAAGTTCTCAAAAAGTGTGGCAAGAATTAAGGAAAACAAAGACATCAAACAGAACGTGCTGAAGATACGAGACGGCGAATACCAAGAGGACTAGCCATGTTGATCGAAGACGTCCTCACAGAGTTCAAAAGGACACATCTAGAACACATCGAAGACATCATAATCACAGACGGCCACGAAGGTGGCAAGGCAGTGGTTGAATTCTTTAGGGGACTATTGCTGACGCTTAAAGGAACGAGCTCAGAGGCAATCAAGGTATCGGTCAAATGGGACGGAGCACCTGCCGTGGTGTGTGGTGTCAATCCCAACAATGGTAGATTCTTCGTGGGAACAAAATCAGTGTTCGCCAAGGCCGCAAAGATCAACTACACCAAGCAGGACATAGCCAGGAACCATGGCACGGACGACCTGGGACAGAAATTGTTGAAGTGCCTAGTGCATCTCAAGAAACTGGGCATGACCGGAGTGTACCAGGGAGACCTACTGTTCACGGACGAGGACATCACTCGTAAGAACATTGACGGCAAGCCCAACCTGACATTCACTCCCAACACCATCACATATGCTGTGCCAGAACAATCAGATCTGGGGAAGCAGATAGACAGGGCCAAGGTGGGCATAATATTCCATACCACATACGTGGGCGACTCACTAGCAGACATGAACGCACAGGCGGGGGCGGACGTTGACTCGTTCACGCGATCACCGGACGTGTTCTTCGACAACGCCACTTACAAGGACGTGTCGGGCTCGGCTAAGTTCACGGACGCTGAGACCAAACAGTTCTACAATGGCATCGAGAAACTGGAGGCGCTGTTGAACAACGTGCCAAGGAACCTGGCCAGTGTGTTGGGACAGAACCAAGACTTCGTGCCCATGTTCCAGATGTACATCAACGCCAGGGTCAGGGAAGGGGAACTGCCAAACGACGCAAACAAATTCCTTCTGGGATTCCGTAAGTTTTACATCGACAGGATGCAACAGCAGATGTCAGGCCTCAAGGCACAACGGGCCCTACAACTCAGACAGGACAAGATCAAACAGATGCCCATATTCCTCAAAAGTGCCAAGGAGCCACTACAGGCCATGTTGACATTCTACCGTGCGGTCCAGACCATGAAGGCGTTCGTGCTGAGGAAGATGAACCAGGCGCAGGCCATAGGATCATTCCAGCAGACGGATTCCGGATTGGAGGTCACGGAGCCAGAAGGATTCGTGGCAGTGGACAAGTCAGGCAGTGCCGTCAAGTTGGTGGACAGGTTGGGATTTTCAAGAAGGAACCTGACCGCGATCAGCAAATTCAAGAAATAGTTCCAAGGTCTTATTGATTTCTTTTCCCAACTTTTCTTTATCAAAAAAAGTGTCAAAGTTGTGCTGTCTCAATGATTGTGTGCGTAGGTATAAGTCCTGCCAGTTGACTTTTAGCAATTCCTCACATAATTTTGTGATTTTCTCTATTTTCTGATCATTGTCTGGTTCAAGATCGTACTGCTCATCAAAATAGGTACCAAAGGTCTTGAATCCCATTTCCCTTAATTTCTGTAGGTAAAGGTAGTTGCCATGTACAACAAATATCTGTTTAGCGATAATCGGTTTCCAGATCTTTTCAGTCATGAACACGTCATAATCATTGTCGTTGGTTTCTGACACTAGGCTGTACTTGGTGTCGTTGTAGGGCTTTTCAAAGATATCCTGGTCCATGCCCCAGGCTGGATACTGATCAACCCACGGCAACTCATATTCCGGAGGCAGTTTTATTTCAGGCCATTTCGTGTACAGACTTTTTGCTAGAATATTGTTGGTCATCAGACTGTCAAATAACTTTTCCCTGTGTTTCCTTGGTTGTTTGTTAAGATAAAGGAAATCATATATTTTAACGGAATGATCAAAATCAAATTTTTTGTTCTTGTGCTTGTTGTACATGTAGAACCAAAACCATGCTGTGCCACCCGTCCACGTGAAATGATCGAAAGGAATTTCAGGATAGATCTCTATCTGTTTGATATTTTCTGCTGATTCCCACGCCGTGTTCTTGATGAAGGTAAATCCCTGGCTGTGCAGTAACTCGCATCTCTTTGTCAGCTCTTCTTTGAATCTTGGGTTACTTTTGAACTTGTTATTGTCATACCTCGAGTCGACGATGGCGAATTTCCTGTCATACGAATCTAGATCGTAGTTGTGTAGGTTGTAGTATTCAGATTCACATTCAAATCTCTGCCTAGGCAGGCTTTGTAGGTCTATGAAGTTTTTCACGTCCTGGTTCGCTCCGGTCTTCATTACGTCAGTCAATACAAAATTACGTTGCATATAGTCTATAAATATCGGTATGCTTACTCCATTTTTAAAGTATGTATCCGAGGGCAAGGTCATCAGGCGACATAGTGACTTGCAGAGATTCACTTTCCCAGAGGTAACGGAGAGGATTTACATCAGTTTCCTGGCATTGTCGTTGCTGAGCCAACACAAGGACACGGAGGGTTTCGCAAAAGCATACGCGGACCAGACCATGGCCAAGGGCACTTTCGACCAGGTCAGGATGATAAACAATGACCTGGCCAACATGCTGGCCATAGTGGCGGGAGATCCAGACATAACCAAGAAACTCAAGAACAAGAACCAGGCGCAGGCCATGAGGCAGAGGCAACCCGTGCCGGTGATGGCCTTGAGGAGGTACATGAGATCATGGGATGAGCACTACAAGAACTTATCGGTACTGGAGCGTTCCCTCAACATCACAGACGCCAACTACAGGAGTATCAAAAGAGCAGTGGCCAACTTCAACAGACTGACCACCAGGTCACAGAGGCAGACCATAGACAAGTTGAAACACATGGTACAGGGCAAGTTGCCTGGAACCGATCTACACAAGAAGATAAGAGAGTTATAAATGATCAAGTACATCTGTGAACAATGCGGCTGTGAACAGCACTGCGAGAACTCATGCACAGAGTGCCTGGACTGTCCGGACTGTCATTGTAAAAAGTGTAAACGGAAAAGATGAGTTTGCTTTCACCTACAAAGGATCGTGCTTTCGTACACGTGCCTAAAACGGGAGGAACTTCAATAGAGAGCTATCTCAAGGCATTGGGATGGAATACACTCAAGCGTCCACCATACAACAAGATACACCACGTGGGCTTTGACTACATACGCCAACACTGTGACACCATCAAGGACGCGGTGGCCATCGTGAGGAATCCTGTGGATTACGCCGTCAGTTATTACAGGCACTGGCTACACCGACAGAGAGAAAATGTAAAGAAAGGCGCCTACTCGAAGGCCAGGAAACACCTGGATATGATGGAAAAGGGTTTTATGAACTGGTTTTTCGATCACGCACCTAGTGTTGAAAGGTGGCAGGGAATACTTGAAACACAGCGTGGCATAATAGGCAATCCCGGCCTACCGTTCGATCACACACGGGTGTTTGATTATGGTCAGCGAGACGAATTCTGGCTGTACATTATAGGGCGTTTGCCCGACACGGAACCACGCTTACACAGATTTGATGATGTAGCGCCTGTAACCCTGGAGGGTGCTGATCGCAAAAAAGTGTTGGAATACTACCACGTGGACATGGAGACCTGGGCGGAACAGTTCAAATGGCGCTAGATCTTAATATTACAGCATAATTTACCAAACAAACCTATAAATACAATTAACGTGATGCCTGAGCGGTATCACGGCATTTAGTAATCAGAAAAAAGGAGGATAACAAATGCCAATAGCACCAAACAGAACGGTGACTGCACTAATCGGAGAGCAACAATTCATCGGTAAGGCAATCACTATGATCGCAGTTGACTGGGACGTTGACGCGGATGGTTCAAGAGAAGCCATGGAAGCAGTCTCAAACACAATACTATCAAGAGCAACAATCTTAGCCGCAGGTGCGGTTTATGACACTGGTACGAAACAAGATTTCTTACTAGAAGGTGACTTCACAAGCACTATCAATGATTTCACATCATTAGATGGAACTGTGACAGGAACTTTAGCTCAAGTTTTAGTAGAAGATATCATCAACCTAGGAACAGTAGACTCGATTGATTTTACTTCAGGTACTGTTGCTGTAACAATTAAAACTACATTCAAATACGCTTAATCGTATTGATTGTATCTTAATTAGAACAGGAGCAAACAAATGCCGGCAACTAAAAATAACTTTAGTCACGTTACTAATGTTGAACTAGAAGGTGTAGCAACATCTTCTTTCACAGTGGACTTCATCAACTCAATGGCGGCTGAAACAAGCGACTTGTCATCTGGATCTGCAACAGCAGGTTTAGAGGCGACAAGAGCAGTTATCGGTTCGTACATCAACATCCTTTCAGAAGGACCGTTGGTGGATGGAAACACACAGAAAACTTACACAGTGAGAACAGACTCTCTGGGTACTCTAATAAGTGCAAACACTTTAAGAGATGCCATCAGAGCGTTGAACGGTGCAGGTTCAGTTACAGCAACTATCTCAAGTGCGACTGTAACAGCAACTGACATCGGTATCTTAACTGCGGCGGCTGTGTAATAACACAGACGTTAGGTAGTTTACCAAAAAAGGGGCGGATCTTTAATTAGGTTCGCCCTTTTTTCTTGACGTAAATATCGATATGCACGAGTACAGGATCCACACCTTGGTAGACATCACGGACAACGGCAACCTCAAGCAGGCGTTCCCGTTCAAGACCGAGGCCGGTGAGGTCATACACGACCGGCACAGTTTGGCCGTGGCCCGCAACCAGAACAGCAATTTCAACACCATGATACAACTGCTACAGATGAGGGGCAACATCACCTGGGAACTGCCGCCACAGCGGATCGAGATACAGAGCCTGAAGAACCACATATTCGGATCGTTCTACGAAGGCCGGCAGACCACATGGCACTTCCAGTTCTTCACGGAGCAGACAGGGGTGTATGGAGATGAGCAAGATCCCGTGGCACAACTAGTGGAGGACTTCCACCAGGTGCCCATACTGTCGTTCTGCAAGGAGACCGTGACGTTCCCGTTGAGCACTTTCGACACCATAACGCCCGTGAGCAAAAACACGTACTTTTCATACGCGGGTCCGATCGATAAATAATACTTGATTAAGGCACACACTACAAAACTTATCAAGGCTAGCACAGGCGATGACACAGGCACAATTCCAGGCTTTAGGAGCGGAGATCAGAGAGATCAAACAGGAGTTGAGAGAGTACATAAGATTAATGAGCACAACAGATTTAGAAAAGACAAA